ATGCTTAGCAAAAAGCGATCAATGAGTTTTGCAAAACGAACCCTGTTATCTGTCTCGTTATCATTAGTGAGTGGATTGTCATTCGCCAAAATGTACGAGTTACCAGAGGACGGCAGCCGTTTGATTGGTCGCCTCGAAAACCACGTCGTGCAAGAAGGCGAGACCATGGCAAACATCGCCAAGCATTACGATGTAGGTATGCTAGCGTTGATGGCAGCGAACAAAGGTGTTGATCCATTTCTTCCTCAAGAAGGGCGCGTGCTTACTATTCCATCTCAACTTATTCTTCCTGAAGTTCCTCACCAAGGCATCGTGATTAACTTGGCAGAGCTGCGTTTGTACTACTTCCCAGAGGGCGAAGATGTGGTGCATGTTTTCCCTGTTGGTATTGGGCGAATTGGGCGAGATACACCAGTGATGACAACCAGCATCAGCCAAAAACGTCCGAACCCAACATGGACGCCACCTGCGTCTATTCGTGCAGAATACAGAGCGAAAGGGGTGGATTTACCTGCGGTTGTGCCAGCAGGCCCCGACAACCCGCTTGGGTTGTTTGCACTTCGTCTAGCTTACGGAAATGGTGAGTACCTTATTCACGGTACCAACAAAGATTTCGGCATCGGAATGCGCGTGAGTGCTGGTTGCATTCGTATGGACCCAAGTGATATCGAATGGTTGTTCGACAAGGTTCGTCGTGGTGAAAAAGTAAACATCATCAATCAGCCAGTGAAAGTGTCACTAGAGCCGGATCGTAGTGTGTTTGTGGAAGCGCATGAACCGTTAACTCGCAGCAATGGCGAGAAAGATCATTTACAAGTTCCGAAAGAATTGGGCTGGTGGCTAAATGAATTTGGATTGACGAATGTGAAAGCGAAAGCCGTTATTGCCGCTCAGAATGGGGTTCCAGTAGAAATAACCGCGCCTTAACGGGCGTTAAAGCGCGGAACAACATCTTACTTAGTGTAATACATAGCCTTTTAGCTATCCCAGTAATATCAAGGGTTGCGCTTATATTTCAATGCCTTATAAAGTTAGGTGTTTGCCAATATTGGTCAATAACCACCAGTGTCAATAAATTCTGTCGCCACTTCGTCGCCATTTTTGGCTATAGTCCCATGCTCGAAATAGGGTTCAATTCAGCTGCTTGAATTAGATGGTCGGGTGAAAAATGGGCATATCTCATCGTCATCTTGATATCACTGTGGCCAAGGATTTTTTGCAGCACCAGAATGTTTCCGCCTGCTTCCATAAACCGACTTGCAAATGTATGACGAAACACGTGGGTGTTTTGCCCTTCGGGTAAGCCAGGAAATGTCTTGTTAACAACATACGCTATGCCGTGGAGACAGCATTTAAATAACTTATCCTTTTCTCCCGTTCGACTAAACTCTATCAACTCGTTGTAGAGTCTTTCGGTGATTGGCACAGTGCGGTTCTTTTTGCTTTTGGTATCAAGAAACGTGATTTTGTATTTCGTAATCTGCGATAAACGAAGATTATTGGCTTCGGAAATACGTGCACCAGTAGACAAGCAAATCTTGCAGACTAGTTCATATTCTTTGGCTCGTTTACTTTTGCTGATCCTTTCGAATAGCGTGGTGATATCTTCATTTGAGAAAAAGCCCATTTCAGATTCAGTAACTTGAATCGATTTAACACTGGCAAGTGGGTTTGGTTGGGTCCACTCGCCAAGGGCAATAAGCTCATTGAAAACGGCTCGCAAATATCTCAAATCAAGGTTGTTGGTAGGAGCGGAAATTGATTTCCCTGCAGTAGTTTCATCACCGTATCGGTTTTTTGCCTTTCGGCTAGAACGCCAGTGAACAAAGTCTTTTGCTGTAAACTGGATTGCAAACGGGTTGCCGAGTTCTTCAACGATAGTGCAGAGGCGAGGGTAAACTTTTTTCGCGGATTTTAGGTGTTGGCCGTGCAGCTTGTACCAAAGTTCAACCAAGTCTTGAAGTGTGCGTAAGTCCTTCTTATCACCAAGCCAAGGTTTGTCGTCGACTTCTTTCATCAAGAACTTTTCGTAAGCTAGCGCTTCGCTTTTGGTAGCGAAGCGTTTACGTTTTCTAGCCCCGCTTCGACCTTGCGGGTAACACTCACAAAGCCATGGTTTTTTGCTGCCGTCTTCTGTTTTACGTACAGACATAGTTTTATTAGACGATAGCTTCGCCAGTATCTACATCACATAGAGCAACGATACGGTCAACTCTAAACGTTCTTTGACTATTGCGAAGTAAACAATGTGCTTTGATGTAGTGCTGATCTTGCTGGTTTACGTCGACCTTATTCAGGATGATATTTCGGTCACTAGCTTTTCCACTTGCATCCGCATAACTCATAAAATATTCATTTCCAAGTTTCAGATCATCCAAGAATGAGTGGCTACTTACGCTTGTGAAGGAAGCTTTTGGTTTAGCTTTAAGTTTCTTAGCTTGAGCTTGTAAAGCTTTCTCTTTTTCCTGAGATTCTTTGTCCGATTCTCTTTTCTCTACGTTGTCGCAGAAGTCTGATAGGAGAGCGAATAACTCTAGAGCTTCAGCAGAATCAAGAACCTTGTCTTCAAGAACTTCTTCAACAGTTTTATATAGCTCCTTTGTTCTGTAGTCGTCTTTCGATTCAGGGTAACGGCGTAACCACGCTCTAAGCTTTTTAGATTCTTCTTGGTCAACTTCATCATCTTCAAGGATTTGAAGTGATAGTTTATACAGTGCTTTTTCGCGTCGTGGTGTCAGGGTTTCGACTGTTAACGGTTTTACTTCTTCTTCGCCATCTCGAACTTGAGATGGGGAACTTTCAGGTGTGGCTCTCTCACTTGGGGTTGATGGTGCTGGATTGGATTGTTTGTTTATCTGCGCGCTACTACCTTTCTGCTTGGTTTTTGAAATGACTTTCTTCACTAGAATAAAGAGCCCGTTCAGTGCTCCAAACCAAATCAATGATGACAAAGTATAAAATAGGAAAAGTTCACCGCCATTTTCGGTTTGGCTGAAACCTAACCACATTAGAGCGGTAAGCATTGCCCATAAAACAGATATAACTTTCACCCACTTAGGGTGTTGACCTTTGATTATCCAAAATACGGTGGGTACAGGTATAGCAACAGTTGCCAGTTTTAATCCAATTTTCATTATTATTTCCCTAGCCAATTAACCATTTTTTATTCTTTGTTCATGCTCATGGTTACGCGACCTAGCACATTTATGTCTTCTTCTGATGCTTCAATGGTCGAATTGCCAAAGCTGATCGCAAGTTTTTTGCCAGGTAGCCTTTGAACATGATTTATCGAGTGAGCTCCATCAATCTCAATCAAGTAGCGACCTGATGTGGCATGTGTTTCTTCACTGTTAATAAAGCAACGTTGACCATCATGTTCGACAATGATTGTTTTGCTGGCTTTCAGTCCGTAGCCGTCAAGGGTAAGCGAATCAAGAGATAGCGATCCTCTTTCTTCCAATTGCCCGTTTACGATTGAGTTCACCTTGATTGAATCTGCAGGTACTTGCTCATCATCAAAAGGTTTTCCCTCACCAAGAGCCAAATATCTAACTGATGCGCCGGACTTTAGGTGCTCCCTCACAATCAATTCAAACCCTGTCCGATCATGGTGATGCCAAGTCGAAAACGTAGAACTAGGTACGCCATAGTAATCACTCATAAGCTCATATGTCTTACAACCAGTAACTTCTTTTAGCTTTTCCGTAAATTTCCGCCCCTTTAGGTATTCAAATGGAGGGACTTTGGCTTTTAATCTACTCATATGGCAAACAAACTCTCACTTAAATGGCAAACTTGGCTCAAAATGACTTCAAATGAGATCTAGGTCAACTCGTTGTTTATATAAATCTTGCAAATGAAAGAATTTGATCGTAAGTTTATCTCAAACAGGATGATGACTAACCAATATCACTCAATAGTCATCAAACAGACTCAAACAAGTAGGATATCACTTATGGCAACGCTACAAATAGCAATTGATGCGCCTGTCTGCACAAAAAAGGAATTTTTACGTCGCACTGGCATGTCTTCATCTTCATTTGACCGTCTCAAAGCCCTAGGCCTCATTCCGATTGTTGAAAAAATCAGCTCTAAAGGGTTGGTATTGGTCAATATGGTTAAGTACAACCAGCAGTTAGCGGAACAAGAAGTATGAGCTTCGCTATCCCACCTAAAACCAAACTCACTCTGCAAGATGCTAAGAGTGAGTCTTGGGAAGAAAACTACCCAAACAAATGTCCTCTTTGGCTGAATATCATCGGCTGGTCATTCGTTTTCGTCCCTTTCTTCTTTAATTGAGTATTAGTTATGGCTACAAATAACTCAATGTCCGTTTTTTTCGAGTCCAGACAAAAGTCATTTGACGAGGCTTGTTGCTCATTTGCGAATTCAGAGAACATGGCACACATCGCCCGTGAAATGGGAATGAGTGAAGACTTGCTTCGCGCCAAGTTGAACCCAGGTCAGCGTCATGTAATCAAGCCAGTGGAAGTTGTTGCGGTTTCAAAAATCAGCGGCAACTACACACTCGTTAATAGCCTTTTGCTTGGGCTCGATATGGTGGCAGCACCAGTCGAAAACGCAGAAGAAGCCGAAAGCATTGTTGAGCGACTTCTAAAACACAGTGCCAATGCTGGCGAACTGTCTACTTGGGCATTGCAACACGGCAATGGCCCACGCCTATCACGCACTCATAAACAATCACTTATCCAAAAGGCACAAGCTGGCATCGGCAACCTTGTGCTTCTTATCAACGATATTGAAAACCGCACTTCTGGCGCTTCCCCAATTTTAAGTATGGGCGTGGACTTCATTGCCAATGGTGCACCGATTCCAGGCTTAGCCTAAGGAGTAATGATGAGCCAGTTAGCTAGACAACATGAAGCACATTCCCCAGTCGTAGAAAGCAAAACACCAAGCGCACTAGAAAGCATTGCGGCTTGTAAGTCCCTTTTCGATAAGGGCGTAAAGCGTCAGAAGCTGCGCAAGATGTATGACGAAATGAGTGATCGTAACCGTGGCTTGATTCTTATTGCGGGTGGTATGCCTGCAAAAGATTACAGCCGCGAGTTTGATTCGTTCGATGACCTAGAGCTGCAAAAACTCCGTTCTGGTATGCAGTTTTTGAAAGAGATGGTGTTGAAGTTTGATCGCAAAGTGGGCGATGTCCGCCGCTTGAAACACTCCGATATTTGCAACGTGAATTAATCACCTAGCCAGCCTTGCCCCTGTAACAGGGGGCTTTTTTTTCGTCTTAGCGTAGGAGCATAGAAGATGAATGCACAAGAACGAGAGCAACACGCTCTCAAATTACACCGAGAGTCAGAAGAATTCCGAGCAGAAGCAAAGCAAACCCTTGCTGAATGTCGTGCGACTCTTGAAAAGACTCAACGTTTCAATGACCAAGCGATGATAAACCAACGCAGCCTTGTATTTGCGTTGAACTCTTTATTGCCTAACCAAATCCGTTTCACAGTGAACTTTTCATTAGATGAAGAAGAGTTCACAGCCAAGTTAGAAGAAGATACCGCCGCCGCAATTAGCAAGCGCGAACTATTTGACATTGTTCACGCTATCAACGTGTTGGCAATGGCTAACACTGATGTGTTGCACGTTTTTACTGAGTTTCGTGCTCAATACAACATGTTTGAAGTTCAAGTTTATAGCCTTGGTAACGAAGCTAGAAATGCACTAATGATGGCTGAAGTTGATATGACTGCAGCCAATACGCTTCAAGGCTTACTGTCTATTGAGAGCAAAGTAACAGAGCTGATCATTGAAGCACGTGAAGAAGCCGAAGCGAAAGCAGAGGTGGAAGCATGAGCAGCATCACTATCCATGAACTAAAAATTCAATCAGTTCATTTCGCTGACGTTCTCGCCCACCGCAAAACACACGAAGTCCGAATCAATGATCGTGATTACCAAGCGGGTGACTGCTTAAACCTACGCGAAATTGATGCAAATGGGGAATACACCGGACAGGAAGCAAATGCCGAAGTTAGCCACGTTTTACTCGGTGGTCAGTTTGGTATCGCAGAGGGTTGGTGTGTCCTGTCTTTAAAAAGCGGCACCAGTAAATCAGCTCTAAACCTGATCTGCTTTTTGCGTGATCGTCTGCAGGAAACGTGTGACTGCATTGATGCAAGCCACGACATCATCAAACGGTCAGGGCATACGACTGCAGACGCTGAAATGACGGCTAATGATGCTCGTGTATTTATTGATATGGCTAACGAGTTTCTAAACACTCTTGGGGAGAGTTCAAAATGAGTTCTACCAACGGAAAAGTAGTACCACGCGAACTTTACCCAACGCCATCAGAAGTGGTTGATGCTCTGCTGTCAAAGTTAACGTTTCGTCCAACAGACAAGTTTCTTGAGCCTTGCTACGGCACTGGTGCGATCTTCGAAAAGGTCGCACTTCCTCAAAGCCAAAAGTCATTTGCAGAGATTGAAAAAGGCATTGACTACATAACCACGGACTTTGGTCAACAGGATGTGATTATCACTAATCCGCCTTTCTCCCTAACCGAAGAATTCATTCGTAAGAGCCTAAGTGAGCTGGCACCTGATGGAACAATGGCATACCTGCAGCGTGTTAACTATTTGGGTTCGCTAGACCGTTTGTCGTTTTGGTTTGAAATCGGTTTTCCACCAAAAACGCCAGTTATTGTTCCTCGTCCTCGCTTTGTCAAAGGCGGTTCAGATTCGTGTGAATACGCATGGTTTATTTGGGATAACGGCAATCGCTTCGATATTCCTCAAGGCTTGAGCCATATCGTTTCAACTGGTGTTGAGCAATGCCAAGAGTGCAAAAAAGCATTCAAAGCAAAAGAAACTCATTGCCAACGTTGCGGGACGCCAAAAACAGTGAAGGTGGCAGCATGAGAAAAGATTACATCTACGAACTAGACGGTCACAAAGGTCAGTCAGCGATCGCAAAAGCGTTCGGTATTCCTCTAGGTACTTTGAAGTCACGCCTTCGTAACGGCAAGACGATTCGCGAAGCGGTTCATTTTGTTGATGGTAGAGAGAACAACAGTGGTACACCAATGCATGAATGGAAAGGCATTAAAGGAATTGAGAACATCGCCAATGCGATCGGTACCACGCACACCACCATTTACAAGCACTTGAGAGAAGGTTGCACACTGGATGAAGCCGTAACCAACATTAAAAAGAGCAAGGCGAGAGCGGAGAAGGTTCGCAAGCTTCGCGCTAAATCTAAAGCGAAGCCAATCGAAATGGTTGGTATTAAGAAGCCAACTTATACCAATCCGCTTTGGCAAATGGCGTTGAGTGTTGGTGCGTAAGAGTTTAAGCGTGAATCACCTAATCGAACCAACAGAAATCGAGCTACTGGACTTAGATAAGTTCGGGTTTGACCATGATTACAAACGTGCAGCTTCTCTGGCTTGTCAAAGTTGGGGAAGCATGCACGTTTTTCCGCAACCGCTAAAAACGATTGCTGATGCTTGCTTTGGGGCAAGACGTTTTGATGAGATGCAAGAGCCTGACGACCTATCAGTACTAGAACGCCAGCTATTTGAAGTAAATCCTCGTGATCATGAGTGGCGAAAAAAGTTCTTTCACGATGTGCCAGCTTACCTAGCAAAATACTTTGCAAAGCGATACATAGATATTTTTGAAAAAACAGGTGCAAATGACGCGAACACATTCTTGCGTCACAAAATGCAACCTGCGACCGAGCGTGTTCGCCTGGTTATGAAAAAGTATCACGACCTGCCAACTACACAAAAAGTTGCTCTATTGTCTAAAGAACTTGGAGACGATGAAGATCCATTTCATCCCGTGTTCTTTACAGAATATGGCAATCCTGATGACATTCAGCGCAAACAAGTTTCGTTTGATTTCGACAACGCGGTGAAGAACCGCAAGCCAGTGAAGAACCGAATCTTAGCGGAATTGGAATTGGATGAACTCAAAGAGATGGCATTCAAGATTGGCAAAATCATGGATGCGCGTTTCCAAATTATCTCTTCTAAGTTGGCAAGCATTACGGAAGCTGAACAGGAAAAGGACAAAACGTTCTGCCCTGTTGTTGAGGGCTATCACGAGTTAGCTGCTTTCACTTCCGAATTCGGCATTAAGCCACCATGCAAATACAAAAAGCAAAATGAGTTGTCTGCTCTGCAAGATATCTCTCGCATGATTAGCGAGAAGTGGTGGCTTGGTCGTTTGGTGAAAGCGCGAAAAATTATGCGTGAACACCTAGCGATTGCCATGGGGCAAGTCTCTTCAAAAGCATCGGCTTATGCGTCTTGGGATTGTGTTCGTGAGCACCAAGAGCAGCAAAAGCGCAACTGGGAATACATCAAGCAATGTGAACTCTTCGACGAAGAAAACGAAGAAAAAGCGGATCTTGCTGAAATGGTTCTGAAAAGCGTATCTAACCCAGCCATTCGCCGTCATGAGTTGATGGTGCGTTGTCGCGGTTGTGAAAACATCGGTAACGAGCTTGGTTTACAAGGTTTGTTCCTAACGCTAACCACGCCATCTAAATACCACAACTCATACAAAAAAGGCGGATTCATTGACCACTGGAACGGCGCAAGCCCACGTGAGGCGCAGTCGTACCTTAATAATGTTTGGCAGCGTATCCGCGCTAAGTTAGGTCGTGAAGAAATCCGTTGGTTTGGTGTTCGTGTTGCCGAACCTCATCACGATGGCACACCACACTGGCATTTGCTGATTTGGGTTAAACCAGAAGATGTGATGGAAGTGCGCGATATCTTTATTAGCTACGCAACATTAGAAGACCGTGGCGAACTGCACCCGCAGTACGAGAAGGAAAAGCAAAAGCCATTTCGTAAGGGTAGTTATGTTGGCCCTATGGATTACCGCCCACGTTGTGACTTTGGCTACATCGACCCAGAGAAAGGCACCGCAACAGGCTACATCGCAAAATACATCTCTAAGAATATTGACGGTTTTGCCATGGACGATGAAGTGTCCGACGAAACAGGCAAATCCGTGAAAGACATGGCGAAGAACGTTAGCGCTTGGAAAAGCCGCTGGGCAATTCGTCAATTCCAATTCTTTGGTGGTGCTCCGGTTACGACTTACCGCGAGTTGCGCCGCTTTGCAAGCCAAAACAAAAAAGCCTTTATGGAATACGTGTTCATGCAAGAACGCGCTGATCTGTTGGATATGTACTACATGCTGCACCGATATGTAGTTGGTCCGGTTAAACCTGATCACCTGTTAACCAATAAAGAGTTGGTGGACGTGATCGGCAAAAACTACCAGGCACGGATCCAATCTGATGAAGCATGCATCGTAGATACGATGAAAGCGGCAGACCATGGTAATTGGCAAGGCTACATCATGGGGCAAGGTGGTCCATTCGTTAAGCGCGAAGATTTGCTGATCACAAACTCATATCAAGTTCTTCCTTTTTCGTCTCCTCACGGTGAGGACGTTCGCAAGATTGAGGGATTCCAAACACCGGAAGCGGTCGTTAAAACTCGCACTAAGGTTTGGACAATTCAAAAGAAATCAAAGGTAGAAGCAGAAGCTGAAGCGATCACCCAAGGGAGCGCAGCGACCGCAATTGGTGCCTCCGGCACCTCTCGGAGTTCTGTCAATAACTGTACGGAGCCCGAGAAAGTACAGGTCTGCGATCAGCTAACTCGATTATTAGAACCTGTTAATGAACGGGCGAATAAATCACCAAATATTGATGAATCGGCACTGGTCGCACTGCTCAAAGGCAGTTCAATTCGTATCGACGATGCAACAAGTATTCAAATCCGCCCTGCGGAGGTAGACGAACACGGCAATAAACGCCCTGCCCAGTTGGTAGAAGTGAGCCGTCAAAGTTCGGACGAAACCAACTGGATGGATTTCGAGGGTTGGGACAACCTATTCGCCCAACCAGAAAAGCAAGAGTATCAACAACCTGACCTGTCGATTTTCCCTGATGGGGACGACTGGCCGTTAATGTAGGAGTAATGCCATGGGATTTTCATCACTTGAATCGTTAGAAAAAGAACACGAAAAAGAGGTGGTATCACGTGTATCTAAATATCTATCGAACATCGGTTATTCAAACTTTAGCCCAAATAACATTTGGATGCTGGAAGAACCAATTTTGGAAAAGTTAAGGGGTAATTCGAAACGCGTGTATCAGAAGCTTTCAGATAATGGTTAAGAAAAAAGAAGTGATGACGGCTTAACTACTTACTGCCTTTATCAACTCAAGTATTGTTTGGCGGATATGAAGAAGGACATGCTTCATAGCTGCCGCCAAGTCCATATCATTGATTGATCGTTAACCAAGTTCAACCCACACAAAGTCTAGCCAAGTAATACCGTAGTACTCAAAGAGTCCTTGTAGTTCACTCAGCCTTGGGTCACGTCTTCCCTGCTCGATGTGCTGACTAGGTAAAAGCTAAGTCGCATAACCCAAATTATAGGCGACAAAAATCCATAATAAATTTGTTAGATAAAAACTACTGTATTAATATACAGTAAATCGTCGGTTAGGAGGCTAAATGTCTGAACTACATCAAAAAGCAGAGGAGTTTGTTTTGTGTGCGCTTGCAGACGATACATGTGGCAACTGCGATCAGAACAACGAAGTCGGACTGTTTTTGTTGTCGCTGATTCTCGGACATAAAAAAGGGCAGCTGATCGCTGCCCCTGTGGAAGAGTTAAGCGCTAAAACAAGGCAAGTTGTTGCTTCAAGTAGTCGCGCTTGTTAGGAGATAAAACCTTGATTAGGCAATCTGCCAAATCGTTGGTCGTTTTTGATGATGGGCTCAGCGTGTGGCTAAAGTATAACGACATAACAAATTGATGTTCACATGCTGGGTTTTTACATTCGCAATAAAGGTCTGCACAATCGTTGGATAGGCGGTTAGTTTTCTTGATTACCGCCCGTTCTCCACAACCACAAAAAACACGGCTACCAAATACTTTCCCTGCACCCAGGGTCGGTTTGCTAGCCGCGCCAATTCCCATATGAAGCTTTGACGGTTTTAAAGAGTGTCTATATCCGATAGCACTAACAAAGGTGTGCCCACACTCTGGGTTAGAACAGGAACAAGATAAATCTGCGCAATTGGCATCGTTAGCGATGCTTCTACTTACAATCGCGCGTTCACCACATTTGCAATAAACTCGCATACATTGACCTAACTTAACTGACTGACAGCGTAATATTACGTCAATGGCTGTGTTTTTGTACAGTCTTATGCCGTTGTTACCGTATCAGTATCAAACTTCAAATGGAGCCGTTTGGGGATCTCTGGGTCGCTGTTCACTTCATCCATAATCAGTTCACATACTGGAATAATTTCATCTTTGGCGTATTCGCTGCCAATCTTGATCGGATCGCCTAAACTGGTGGTGCCTTGCGGGATAATCCCTGCTTTGCCTACTGGGAAGCGATGGCCCACAAGAATGTCTTGTGCGGTGATGTTCTTGATTCGCTCAAATTCATCTTTGGTGGCAATGTCACCAACAGGAATTAATTGAATCCCTTTCTCTTTACCGTTCGGGATGTTAACAAACATGCTGCGGAAGTTACCCACGCCTTTTGAACTGGCAATGGTTTTCTTCATCATCTCTTCGTCTTCTTCGCTCAAGCTAGGGTCAGTCGCGTAAAAGATAAAGCCCATGTGCGCACCGTTCTTGTAATAGCGGCGGCGAAATAGCGTGGCATCTTTGTTTAGTAAGCTGCTTTGAATACTGCCTAAGTAATCGGCCAAACCATAAATTTGCTGTTGCGGGTCGTACTGAGGCAAGAAGATCACATCTTCTTTGCGGTATTCTCGCTGTTGGTTGTCTCGCTCAAGAATAACGAAGTTGCCGTTTTTGCGTTTGCGTAAGTACATGCCCGGTAACGGATGCAAGCGAACAACACGTTTGAAGCCATCACGGATTTTTAAGAAAGCTGCATCACCAAATGTGAAGTAATCGCGGCAAAAGGCTTGAATGTGTCTGCGGCGAGTCGAACCACCTTGTTGAAATCGTCCTGCGACATAGTTGGCTCGAGCAATCAACAAAGAGCCGTGATAAGCATTGGCTCTGGCAATGTCGGCCAATCCAGTGCGTGAAATTGGCGGTTCCCAATAGTTGTCGGTGTCGTTGTAAAACAAATCTGAGTATGAAGTCATCCAACTATTAGAGTCGATGGCCTCCGGTGCTGAGTCGATGTGGTAGACCGACTCTGGTGATTGTTCTTCTTGTTTGACTAAAGTTTCTGTTTGCTCGGTCATGCTGCGGTTGCCCAAGTTGATTTAGTTGGTGTTGAGTGGTCTAACGGCTCATTAATAATGGCGTGTGAGATAGCCCAGAATGCATCGGCGTGGCCTGTGGTTTGGCTGCGTTCTGCTTTGAATGTCATGGCGTTACCGCTGGCCGTTGGTACTCGCTTAATCGCCATAAACGCCATTGCAATGTCTTTGTGTTCGGCATCAAATTGAAGTCGTTTGGCTTCTACGATGTCAATCATCTTCATCACTAGGCGGTTTTTTTGTTCGTTGCTGTAGTGGATTGCGTGAGCTTCACGCGGGTATTTCTTCGAAATCAAATCCCAAACACCACCGCCAATGCCTGTGGTATCTACTCCGATATAAGTCACCTTGTAGCGCTTAAAGACTTTTTCGATTTCTGAAACGTGATATTGGAAGTTGAGCCCTTTCCAATAGTGCTTTTCTAGTACGCGGAACCGTTCACCCGCGACGAGAGGCGGAGCCACAACCACCAAACAGGCGTTGTCTCTGGTTCGGCTTGGGTCGTAACCTAACCAAACTTCTCGATGGGCAAAAGGTCGTTTGTTATTTGGCTTGAAGTCTTGCCAGTGGGCGGCATCAACCATACCTTTTTCAAGGTCTGAAAACTTGAATACAGACAGAGCCCCATCAACAAACACGCACATGAACAGGTTTTCGAAATCGTCTTGGCTGTACTCTTCGCGCAGTTCGTCAATGTCGAATAGGTCACAACCGCCGTTGGCTGCATCTTCAATGGTTACAACATAACGCCATTGTTTATCATCGCAGAGTCGGCCACCGTCGCGATATTCTTCAAAGGTAGGGAATTCAATCTTTGCGCGAGACTCTTTGCCTTTGCGCCATTGGTCGCCTGTCCAAAATGGATAAGCCTGGTGCATCTTCGATGATGGCGTAGAAAAGTAAGTTTTGCGCCACTTCTTATGCGTAGCCATAGCCGAAGCAAGTTTGTTCAGCTCGTCAAACTTGGGTATCCAGAAATATTCATCGACATAAACATGGCCGTGGTAACTCTGGGCTGTTTTGCTGTTGGTTGATAAAAAGCGAAGTTCGGCACCGTTAGAAAGAATGATCGGGTTGCCAGTTAACTCGATGTCTAAGAACTCTTTACCAATGGCAATAATGTAGCTGCGGAAAACCTCGGCTTGAGCGCGAGAGGCTGAAAGGAATATTTGGTTGTCGCCCGTTAGAATTGCATCTTCTAAGGCTTCACCACTGAAATAGTAAGTCGCACCGATTTGGCGTGATTTAAGGATGTTGCGAATACGCTGCTTAATATTGTTACGCATGACATGCTGATATTCGAACAGAGATTCGTGCCAGCGTTTAAAGTCTTCTTCGGCTAGGTGCTCAATGCTGTTTTTCTTTCGGCTCTTTTTGCGATTGCTGTTACCACCACGGCCTTGGTTGGCTGGTTCAGAATCATTAGCCTTCGAGCTGCCTTGCGAAAGCATGCGTTCAGCTTTGGCTTTTGCATCGGCATGCGCTTTTAGTAACTTAACGTGATGGTCTATAAGCTTATCCATCTCTTTAAGTTGCTGATCGCTTTTCTCGTCTTTATCAATTAACACGGCCAGTCGGCGGTTAATCATTTCCTCAACAGAAAGTTCATTCAACACCAAAGCCCAGCCGAATTTCTCCGCCCAGGTATAAATGATGCGGTCGCTATTTAGGTTAAGTTGCGCCGCTATTTCTTTTGGAGGTAATCCGCGTAAATAAAGCTTTTTCGCGGCCTCTTTTATTTCGTCTGAATATGCCATAGCTGCATCATACGCCCCGAAAACTCTCAAATGACTAAGCAAAATTCGGATGAATTCGGATTTAGCCAAAATCCGAATTTCTAGGAATTGAAGTGGCTGAAAGCAGTCAGTCAAAGGCGTATTGTTTGCTTAAATCGAGACGTAAATAACAAAATTTTGAGTATGCGAGTATGTAAATGCCAAAGATTAGTGACTGGAAAATCATAGCGACAGAAGGGCCAACCGTAGACGGGCGCAAAATTACCCGTGAATGGCTAACTCAAATGGCGGAGAACTATTCGCTTGAAGAATACCCAGCATTGATTTGGCCAGAGCACCGCCGTTTTTATGGTTTCGGTGAAAACTGGGGCAAGGTAGTAAAGCTTAAAGCGGAAGAGAAAGACGGCAAAATGCGTCTGTTCGCAAAGCTTGAGCCTAACGACTACATGCTTGAAGCAAACCGTAAAAAGCAAAAGCTATTCACATCCATTGAGCCAAACCCCGATTACAAGGGCGAAGGGCGTTGTTACTTAATGGGCCTAGCTGCGACTGACTCCCCAGCCTCCACAGGTACTTCGCTACTTCAATTCTCTCGTAAAGACGGTGAGACCACTCGTCTTGAATGTAGCCACCTTGAAGAAATTAACCTCGAAGAATGCTTTACCCGAAGTGAGCGTTTTTTCTCGATGTGTAATCAATTCTTTTCCTCTGGTGAAGATAAGCCAGAGAACCCATCAGAACCAGAGGACACAGACGTGACCGAAGAGCAACTACAAGCAGCACTGCAAAAGCAATTTAGCGCTTTTAAAGGTGAGCTAAAAACTGAGCTGAAAAACGAACTCAAACAAGAGTTCAGTCAGCAAACACCAGAAACACCAGAACCGGAACAAACACCGGAAGGTGCAACAGTCGAGCAGTTCTCTGCTGCGGTAAATTCGGCTATTGCGCCTCTGATGGAAAAAGTTTCTGGCATTGAAACTAAGTTCAACGCCCTTTCGAAAGAAGTACCTGGTCAAGAGCCTAAAGGCGAAGGTGCGGCGGAAGACACAAGCCACTTTTTGTAAGGAGCAATAGTAAATGCAATTAACTCAAACCGCTCGTGCATTACTGGAAGAATACTGCGCAAAACAGTGTGAAGTATTTTCTCGCCCTGATGTGAGTAAGCAATTCGCTATTTCGGGCCCAGTTGAAACGGCGCTAAAAAACAAGCTGATGGAATCAGTTGATTTCCTCAAGCTGATCACTGTTGAAGATGTAGACCAAATTTCAGGCCAAGTTGTTGATGTTGGTACCAACAAGCTACATACAGGCCGTAAAAAAGGCGGTCGTCATACCACATCAAGTGGTGTTGATGGCAATACCTACACCCTAGTCGAAACTGACTCTTGTGCTGTTGTTACGTGGGATTTGTTAAGCGTTTGGGCGAACTCCGGTAAGCCTGGCGAATTCATGAAGCGCCTAAACGAAAACGCAACGCTGAATTTCGCGCAAGACATTATTCGTGTTGGCTTCAACGGTACTTCGGTAGCGGAAACAACGAACCCAACGAATAACCCTAACGGTGAAGACGTTAACAAAGGCTGGCAGCAGCTAGTGAAAGAAAAATCACCAGACCAAATCATTGATGTAGACATTTATCTAGATCCTGATGGCGGTGGTGATTACACCAACTTAGATGCAATGGCATCTGACCTAATTAACACCAAGATTCATCCTGCTTTACGAAGCGACCCGAATCTAATTGTGTTGGTTGGTGCTGATCTTCTTTCATTCGAACAGGCGCGTTTATATGACGCAGCAACTACGCCAACAGAGAAGAAGGCAGCGCAACAATTGCCAAACTCTATTGCTGGTCGTCGTGCGATGTCGCCACCGTTCTTCCCTGGTATGCGAATGACAGTCACCACGCTGAAAAACTTGCATGTCTACACGCAGAAAAACACGCGTCACCGCAAGTCTGAGCACGCTGAAGACCGCAAACAGCATGAAAACTCATACCTACGTAATGAAGGTTATGCAGTGGGCGATCATGAAGGTTACGCAAGCTTCAATGAAGCGAAAGTGCACTTCGGTGCGACACCTTCAGCATAAGGGTAAATGACTATGCGCTTATCTCCTGGCATGAGAGACAACCTAGCGAAGAAAGCCGCAAGAGAGCAGAAAGCTTTTAATGTTAGCCCTGCGGCTGACACCGATAGTTTGCACATCAAGCTGATTGACTTCGAAGAAGACCGCAAGCATTTGCGCTCTTTCAATGCGATTACTGATCGTGTTGAGCATAAGCGCAATGTCTTAGTCCCGAAATACAAACCGTATGTTCAAAGCTACTTAGAAAACGGTGAACAGTTCGAAAACCCAATCTTTACCAACTTGGTGATCTGGCTATTCGATATTAAAGAACTGGATACCGCCATTGATTGGTGCATGAAGGCAATCGAACGAGACTTGCCAACACCAGAGAACTTCCGCCGTGATTGGCCGACATTCTGTGCTGATCAGGTCTTGGAGTGGGCCGAAAACGAATCGGAACGTGGCAATTCAATTGAACCTTACTTCTCCAAAGTATTTGAGAAGGTCGAGAAAGATTGGCGCTTACACGAGAAGGTTCACGCCAAGTGGTACAAGTTTGCGGGTTTATACCTGATTCGAAACGAAGAAGGCCAACCGCAAGCGACAGCGATCGGCAATTTGGAAACGTTGGAAAAGGCATTGGCCCTACTTCAACACGCTCACAATAAGCACTGCAAAGTGGGTGTGGGCACGCAAATCAAGAAAATTGAACAACGTATTCGTGCCATCAAAGACGGCAAGAATCTTTAAAGACTCCTACGCCACCGCGCCTCGGCTGGTGAGGTAAGAGAAGCCAATAGGCTAACTCGATACCGTCGACCCAGTGGCTAGAGGCGCACTTATTCAAATAAGGAATCGTGATGAGCTTTGGTGGAAAAGTTAACAGCGCAGCAAATACCGCCATACCAGGTGAAGGATGGCCGGATTTATCAACCGATGAATTCCGCCAATTGCGCCGTACTCCTCACACCTTTGACAACGATTCTATGGCTGCAGCCGTGAGCATTGCGGCTCTGAATATCCAACAACGACTTACAAGCCTGTTGGTTGACGATATTCCGCCACAGCTAAACGCAGCCAAAACAGCGGCATATAAACGCGCGGTTTATGGTTTGGCCCATGCTGATCTATTGCCAGAGTTTGCCACGCAAGACCGCCGCAAAGAGGGCGAAAGCGTAGCGACAGATGAACCAGAACAAGAGGCACGCTTTATCACCCAAAGCAATCAAGATGTGCGCTTGTTGCTTGGCCGAAGTGCCAATGGGATTGATTCGATATGAGCGATACCGCCTACAACAAGACCAAGCTTGAGCATTTAACGGAATACATCGTTAGTCACCTCAATAGCAATGTACTTGATAACAAAATTGATGCTTGGCAAGAGAACGGCTCGATTGTCCCAAGTGGTGAAGACCGAGGCAACGATGGTTACATCGCGTGTTACTGGAAATACAACGCGGTGATCTCGGTAGAGGAATTTCCTCACCGATTGTTAGACCCGCGCTGTTTGCTTGCTCTTGTGGCCTGTTGGTTAAGCGACCATGAAGAAGACCGCAACGAACAGGAACTAGAAGACCCAACGCTATCGGTGGATGTGATCAGCAATGAAGTCGCTGATGTGAGCATAGAGCTTGAGCTGATGGAACCTATCGAACTGGTACCAGATTCGGAAGCCGGAATGATTACCTGGCGCGGAATTAAATACCGAGTTCAAGCCGTAGAGATTTACACCGCAGAGGAAGCGGAGTTGGTGAATGAAGCCTCAGATTAACGTCAATGAGCGCGATGTGCTCAACATGCAAGAAAAGCTTGCGATGTTGGCACTACCACCAAAGAAGCGTTTCTGGATTTTGAAAACGCTCGGTCGTTGGGAAATTGCCAACGTAAGGCGAAGAATTCGAGCGCAAAAGGACATCAACAACAAAGCGCTAGAACCGAGAAAAGGCAAAAAGCGCGGCAAAGTTTTAAAGCGAATGGCAAAGGGGTTAACGCCTTATGTACGAAATGCCAATCAGCTTGATTTGACTTGGAGCAACAAGTTAACCGCCAAACTCGCAGCAAGGCATCACACAGGGCAGTCACAAAAAATGACTCGTCATCAGATGCAAAAACGATGGGGAAAGCCGGATTACTCCGCACCATGTACCAAAGGGCAAGCAAGAAAGCTGAGAGAACTTGGATACACGGTAAAGCGAAAAAGCGGCAAAGGGCGAAAGAAACCCAGTTTACGTGAGTTGATGGCAACCATCACACATGGTCAAGCGGGGCAAATTATTCGAGAACTCTCTAATCAGCCAAGTATCACTAGTTGGGATATTCCATTGGCAGAACGTCAGATTCTCGGAAGCAAAGAACGTGAAGTCAGTCGTCAGCTCATCAAAATTTTTGAGCAGGCAAAACAGAGGACATAACCAATGGCAACCGGAAAGGTAGAGGTTAACAACCTCAATTTAGGACAAGGCGGCATCCCAGAGATTGAACGCCATGTGCTTTTCATCGGGCGCACTGATAAAGCCGAACTGCAAGGCAAAGTGACCCGCATCAATAACATGACCAACCTTGACGAAGCCGTTGCGGACGATGCACTTGGTCAAAACGTGAAAGCGGCGCAGCTCAACGGCAAGCAAAACTGGACAGGTGCGATTGTTGGCTTAGCGGCTGACGATACTTGGCAAAATGCCGTGGACTTAGCAAACCTGACCGATTCGTTCGAAGGTATTGCCATCTGTGACCCAGTCACCGAAAAAACTCAGTTCACTGATATGCAATCCAAAGCTACGGAGCTGACAAGCAAACTAGGTCGTTGGGTGTTCTTCCTTGCTGCGTGTCCGGGCATTGTTGCAGAAGGTGAAGGCGCGCAAACGTGGGCAGAGTATGAAACCACCATGATCACCTTGGTGAAAGATGTTGCTGCAAACTTGGTGACTCCGGTTCCTCAACTTAACGGTAACAATGTTGGTGTGCTTGCTGGTCGACTTTGTGACCGCAGCGTAACGGTTGCTGATAGCCCAATGCGTGTGGCGACTGGCAGTGTACTTGATTTGGGTGACATGCCAACGGACAGCGCAGGCAAAGCCCTAGAAATGAGCACCATTGGCACGTTAGCCGAAGCGCGTTACTCACTGCCGCAATGGTATGCCGATCTAGAGGGTGTTTATTGGACAGACGCCACCACGCTAGAAGCGAAAGGCGGCGATTATCAATATCTCGAATACGTTCGCCCAGTTCACAAACTCAACCGTCGTGTGCGGATTAAGGCGATTCGTCGTATCGCTGACCGAATCCTCAACTCGACACCTGCAAGTATTGAGTTAAACCGCACCTATTTCCGCACGGACATGCGTGAAATGTCCAAAGGTACAGAGATCGCGGGTATCACCTTCCCTGGTGAAATCATGAAGCCACGAGACGAAGACGTCACCATCCAGTGGATGAACAAAACCAAAGTGGTGATCGGTTTGATGGTTCGCCCTCACAACTGCCCGAAACACATTGTCGTCAACATCGCGTTAGACCTAAGCAACGCAGCAGATACGGAGGCGTAATCCATGAGCATGCGTATTTCTGGCAAGAACATGCATTTCTCTTTGGGTGATTACAAGCTCAAAGCAAACAAGGTGACGTTGTCCATCACGGATAACTCAGCGGTAAACAAAACGGGCGGTGTGCCTGATGGCTATGTCGATGGTGATGCAGAAGCCAGTGGTGAAATGGAATTGACTACCCAGCAATTTAACATCATGAGCAAAGCAGCAAAACAAGCCGGTTCTTGGCGTGGCCTTCCTACTTTCGATGGTTTGTTCTACGGAAAGATTGATAAGGATGAATTGAAGGTTGAGGCGTTCGGCATTCGAATCAAGATTTCTGACCTGCTTGATATCGACACCAACGGTGGCAGCGCATTACTTCACAAACTGCCTTTTGACGTGACCAGTCCTGATTTTGTCCATATCAATGGTGTTCCTTACCTACGAGAAGACGAAACCGAAGACCTAACGAACTAAGCAGGAGGAACGATGGCAGATGTTATCGACCATGCCTGCGGTCTTGAAGCCAAATTCACTGAAATGGCGCTTGCCAACCAATTGGCAGGGGCGAAGCGAATTGAACAACGGGAAAGCGCACATGAATGCGGCGAATGTGGCGACCCAATCCCAGAAGAACGCCGCCAAAAAGTACCAGGTTGCAAGTACTGCACCCAGTGTCAAAGCGAATTGGAGCGAATGAAACGATGAACTTAGCGAAGCTCTTTATTGAGCACATCATCAAACCAGTCCTTGACCATCTGGATATGGCATCCGGTGGTAAAGGCAAACTCAACACTCAAGCAGCAATCAATCTGATCCTGATGATTATTGCTCACGAGTCTGGAAAGTTTACTTACTCAAAACAAGTCCGTGGTCCTGCGTTAGGTTTCACCCAAATGGAGCCAGCAACGTTCAATTGGCTTATTGAGTGGCTCGGAAAAGGTCGACCGCATTTGCTCGATGCACTGGAGATGTTCGCACCTATTGGCGGTTTAGATGCACGTTACATGGTGATCTCACCTCAGTTTGCGGTAGCGGCGGCGCGGCTTAACTTGATTCGATTCCCAGAAGCGCTACCCGATGCCGATGACCTAGAAGGTTTAGCGCGGTACGCGAAGAAGTACTGGAACACAAGTGCAGGTAAAGCAACGGAACAAGATTACCTGTTGGCATATCAATCCTTGTTCGGAGAAACAGCATGAACTTCTTAACCGGAATCGTAGGCAAGACACTGTTTGAAGTATTGAAAGGTCTGTTCTTCCAAATCAGTTGGACAATCATCCTTGAACGCTTCGCAACTCGCCTTGTGGTGTGGGGCTTGGAAACCTTGAAAGGTCTGAGCACGAACGATGTTCTTCAAGACACGGTTGACGACATCATCGCGGCGCTACAAGGCAAGCGCTTGAAAGAAATCCCTCAGAAGGAATAGCAATGGATTCATCATGGGTATCGGCGATTGTGGCAACCGTTGCACTGTTTATCGCCATCATCAATGTGGTTTTCGGCAGAACGGATAAAGGGCAAAGCACCTCACAAGACCATGACCGTCGTATCCATGCCAATGAGCTAGCCACTGAGCGACTGCGTGGCGATGTCGCAGAAAAGTACGCCACAAAGCACGAACTACGCGAAGCCGTAGACGACATCAAAGAATCTATGGACGGTCGATTCGACCGTCTAGAAGCCAAGTTAGATAAGAAAGAGCGAGAAGCAGCATGAAAACAATCGTTTTAACCATCGGTGATGATCTAGAACTTAAATTTGCACCAACAGAAGCGGAATACAGCGATTACATGAGCGAAGTTGCCAAAGGTGAAATCGTTAATTCTGCCCACAATTTCCTGATGAATACGGTAACGGACGAAAGCAAAGACGACTTTCGTGACTTAACCAAAGGTAACCCAGGTGCAGCACTTCAAATCGTTGGTGAAGTTCTAAAGGAATACACGCCGAAGCTGCAAATTAAAGTAAAAAAATAGACGCCCTTGTTCGGGCTATGGATTCCAACGAGCTCGAACAAATGCTTGCTTGGCGGCGCAAGTGGTTGCCAAGCGAGACAGACAGCGAAGAGAACCTAGCAAGGGCGATTTGGTTAGAACAGCAGTATTGGAAAGGTATGCAAATCGCCACAGCAAATGGCTTAGCAAGAGCATTTAGCGGTTAGCTTTATTGGGCAAAAGGAAACATCAATGCTACCAGAAGCACTCAGATTCACAGTTGGACTTGTTGACCAGATTTCTAAACCTCTGGGCAACATTCAACGCAACTTTACCGATGTGGCTAACACGTATCGTGATGGCACTCATACGATGGTTGCAGGTGCGGCAGGGGTAGCGGGTGCAGGTTTTGCCCTACAAAGTGCGTTGATGCCAGCCATTGAAATGGACCGAAAGCTCGGTGAAGTTAAATCACTCGGTGTGGCTGATGATCAGCTGCAAACCCTAGCTCAAACAGCGATGAAGTTTTCCGTCGAATATGGCAAGTCAGCCACTGAGTTTGTGGATTCAAGTTACAAAATTCAATCAGCGATTTCGTCTCTGAAAGGCAATGAACTTTCAGAGCTTACCCATATTTCTGGCGTCATGGCAGCTGCAACAAAAGCAGATACTGAAACCATTACAGGTTACATGGGGCAGATGCACAAAATCTTTAACGATGATGCTGTGCAAATGGGTAATGTCGCATGGGCGCAAAAACTTGCAGGCCAAACAGCAACTGTTGTGAAAATGTTCAATACGGAAGGTAAGGAAATGGCCGCAGCCTTTCAGAACTTTCAGAGCATTGGTACGAAAAACAATATTGCGATGGAAGAGCAGTTCGCAGTGTTGGGTACGTTGCAAGCTATAACTCAATCGGGTTCTAGGGCTGGTACACAGTACTCTTCTTTCCTTCAAGGTGTAGCTAAAGCCCAAGGCAAGTTTGGTAATAAAGTTGCCTTTCAAAACCAAGATGGAAGCATGAAGTCTGTAATAGACATCATGGGGCAATTGAAAACTCTGTATGGGGACACACTCGAACTTTCAGAACAGGCTGAGCTAAAAGAAGCATTTGGAGGCCAGCAAGCAGTTAATTTCATTATGAATATGATGAATGAAACTGATGGACTAAATAAGTCAATCAAGCAACTGCAAGACGTATCGGGGCTGAAAGAAGCGAGAGACATGGCGCACACCATGACAGACCAATGGGAACGACTTGAGCAAGGTTTATTCTCTGTTTGTGCTGCCTTTGGTGCCGCGCTATTACCTGCATTACTTCCAATCGTTGGCGCATTAGCTGATGGTGCTTCCGTTTTAATTGAGTGGACTCAACTGTTCCCAAATATCACCAAATGGATTGGCTATGCAGGAATGACGCTTCTTAGCTTTGTTGCGATTAACGGTCTGCTCACGATGGCGGTGGGTATCGGTAAGCAAGCAATGGCTTCGTACATCCTAGTTACTAAGGGTTACGGCTTGGCTGTCGCGGGTGTGAACAGCATTTTGAAAGCGTTCAAAGTGGCAATGTTGGCAGCAAACATCGCAATGATGGCGAACCCAATCGGTTTAGTGGTTGGTGCCGTTGTCGCAGCCATCGCCGCAGTGGGCGCCCTGATTTACTACTGGGATGATCTGAAAGCATCGTTCGGCGACACAACATGGTTCCAAATCATCGAAAGTGCACTTGCTCTTATCATGCTGCCATTCCAAACCCTATTCCAGTTCCTGAAAGCTGGTTGGCAATGGGTAATGAGCGGTTTTACCGACACGAGCGGTTTTGCCTTCATCGGTGACATGGCGAACTCAATGAAAGAAATGTTTGCAGGTGTGTTCAATTGGATTACTGAGAGCCTTGCGGGTATTTGGGAGTCCGTAAAAGGGCTTGTTGATTGGATACCAGGTCTTGGCAGTGACGAAGACTTGCAAGTGAAATCATCATCAATGAATAACGCTTCGCCACGTCTTCAAGTTCAACCAGGTGGTGCGGCGAAGAACATCGCCAATTACCAGACGAGCTCAACCAACTACGGCGGTGTGTCGATTTATCCAACGTACATGAGTAGCCCACAAGACATGGCGACTGAATTAGAGATGGCGGCAGGCTAATGGCGGAATACAAGTACCAAGATATTTTGATTGAGAACGGTGACGTGATGCTCGATGCAGGTCGAAACCCTATCTTGATTCAAGACCGAGCTGTGATCGCCCAAGACACCAAACACGCCATCATTGAGAGCAACTTAGCGGTGGATTTAATCGCTGAGCGAAGCCCATCAAAGAAAGCAGATATTCGCACCAAGTTGGAATTGCTCGTTGAAGAGGACGTTCGACTGGTACCAGGCACCGTGCGTTTGGAAGAACCAACCGAAGGCACGATTTACGTGTTCGCAACCACCATTGATTTTGGTGACATGCAATTTGAAATAGTGAACAACGGAGAGCGTTAATGACTGATATTCCAAAACCAGATTATTCCGAACTGGTGAAGCAATCCGGCATTCCAACCGATAGAGACGGCTGGAAGAAAGTGCTTAAGGAAGAGATGAACAAAGAAGAATGCATCATTTCTAACGACTCGCCGTTCTCTCCTTTCTGGCGTCTCATGGAATCGTCGGTGGTTAGCGTGACTTTATGGCTGATTAACACTCTGTTGGTTGGCTATGTTTTACCAAACATGTTTGTCGCAACGGCGGTTGACCAATGGCTCGACCTGTTGGCATGGCAGTGCAAACTCACTCGAAAAGGTGCGACAAAAGCCAAAGGTATGATCGCGTTTCAGCGTTTGGCATCGAAAGGTCCTGCTCTGGTTATCCCTAAAGATACTTGGATTCAGACCGAACCAATTAACGGCACCATCTACCGTGTGAAAGTGCTTGCTGATACCACGATGCCAGAAAACGAAACCATTGTGATGGCAGAGGTGGAAGCCGAAAACGAAGGCGCAGGCTATAACCTAGGCGAAGGTTACTACCACATTTTACCAACGGCGATACCGGGTATTGGTGCGGTGACCAACCCTGCAGAATGGTTGAACGAGGCGGGTTCGGATAAAGAAAGCAATGATGAACTTCGTTTACGTGTTCGCAACCAATGGAGCGCGGTTGCACGATGGCATATTGATGCGGCTTACCGTTCACTGCTTACCAGTCGCGCAGGCATCAATGACGACAACGTGTATTTTGAGCATAACGCCCCGCGTGGACCAGGTACTGCCAATGCGTTAATTCTTCTCGATACGGGTGAGCCTTCATCCGACATGCTTGCCGATTTGAATGAGTACATTCGCATTGAAGGGCAACACGGTCACGGTGATGATCTGCAAGTTTTAGCGATGCCGGAAACCACCCACGATATTACCTGCCGGGTTTGGCCGCAGCGTTCTTTGACGATGGAAGACCGCGAAGCGCTACGAGTGAAGGTGGAGCAATTCATTGGTGCTGCATTCCGACAAAACACGGACTACTCACCAACGGTGACCAATCCGGTGCTTCGATTCAGCTTCTCTCGCCTAGGACAAGAGCTACACGCCCAGTTCTCAGAGATTGAATCACTCGAATTCGATAATGCCGACATCATTAACTACCTAACCGTGCCGCGCATTAATACGTTGGAGGTGTCGATTGAACATTCCTGAGATAAAGCTGCGTTACTGGATGGGAAGAGGCGAGCTGGCAAAGTTCGCCCGAGCTATGCGCAACTATTGGGGACATGTAAAGGCGGCATTTGAAATGCCATTGCAACAGCATGACCCGCTCACCGCACCAATGGCACTGGTTAATATCCTTGCTTGGCAACGTGAGATTGAACGACTAGGGCAAGAGCCGGAAGAGTTATTTCGAATTCGTGTGGCGCATGCTTACGGCTTTGCACGTGATGCGGGTTCGATTGCAGGCTGGGAAGACATGTTCGCCAAGTTGGGTTATCCGCATATTGGGCAAGACGAACGTTTAGTCAATGTGCCTTGGGATGTAATCAGCTTAAAAATCAGAGACGGCGATTTAACCAACGTTCCTAAGCTGCTAGATACAGTAATCAGACAGTACGGCAGAACCTGCCGTCGTTATCAATACACCAGTTATGTCGAAATGCCTTTGGCAGCGCGAAGCAAGAACGTAGAAGCGCAGTATTCAACATCACACATCAAAACTCGACTAAACGTTGGCATGCTTCCAAATGTGCTCAACGTTGATTGCGAATATTACCAAGCCACAGTGAAAGGGTGAGGAATTTTAAAATGGCAAACAGCACCGATAAGTCAATTCTAACCGCCGCAGGTAAAGCACTGTTGGCACAGCTCAACGCAGAAGAAAAAGCGCTTGTGATCGACAAGATGATTTTCGCCAATGTGCCAAATCGTCCAGAGTACCCACAACCAGATGATGTGGTACCAACTGACCATATCGTTCACCAAGAAAAGGTAGAGCAGCGCGGACGCCTTTCTGCAGACTCGGTAATTTATAGCTCAACGTTGACCAGTGATGTTGGTCCGTTCGATTTCAACTGGACAGGTTCATACTGCTCAGAATATGGCGTGTTGGTGACTATTGACCACCATGCACTCACACCAAAGACGGCAGATGAGCCAGGTGTCGCAGGTAATACACTGGTGCGTTCGGTTGTTCTTGAATACAAGGACATTGCCGAGATCACCAATATCACCGTGGACGCATCAAGTTGGCAGTACAACGCCACAGAGCGTATGAAGAAGATGGACAGCGATGCGGCGCAATCCATCATCGACCAGAATGGTAAAGATTGGTTCATTGAAGATAGTTTTCTGGTTACACCTCAAGCTCGCGCATTCAACATTAAAGCGGGTGCAGGCTATGTGTCGGGCAACCGTGTCACTCTAGAATTTGACCGCAATGTTCAAGTCCCTAACAAGCCTTCATTCATCTACGTAGACGCGCACCGCGAAGGAACGCCAACAGGCGAACAAGTCACGCTGTTTGATTTTGTGGTAACTGCAGAAGACAAAGACGATTACATCGACGCAAATGGCGTGAAGCACTTTGTTTGTAAGACTGCTCAGGTGTTGGGTGATGGTTCAGTGAGTGATTTGCGGCCAGAGGGGGATAGCGCGGATAAAGAGTGGGTAGATAAAAGTGCAGCTAAAACATTTGATAATATTGATGCTTTAAAAAAATCCAATTACCGCTACGAGGGGAAAACTATTCGACTGTTAGGTCGATATTATACCGGTGATGGTGGTAAGGCGTATTTTGAAATGAAAAAGGGCGCTACACCTGCCGGCGTTGAGTTTATTGATTTATCTGATGGTTGGTATTTACAACTGGTTGAATCTGATTGGGTATCAGTTGTCACGCTAGGGATGTCAGATCTTCATTCTGATAACAAGGTGGCATTTGAAAGCATTCGCTCATCTAGATTTAAAAATTTAACCATGCCATCTAAAACGTTCAGAATGTCTGTTTTTAGACCGCAAGGTGTCAATATTGTCTGTGCAAAAGGGGCAAAAGTTGAGCTGTTTAATGACAATAACCCTGTGATGGCAGCTCTTTTTCCCGATACGGTGATTGAGGATTTGTGGATACACAGCACAGAGACGGATCTACCTTGGCAGCGGGTGGAGTGTGAAAGCACTCATGATGTTCGGTTTGTTCGCGGGAGAATTTCTGGATTTAAAGACAGCGCGGGAATGCCAAATTCATGGGGAGTGTTGATAAATCGTTCTAAGCGGGTTTATTTTGAGGGTACAGAGTTTGCGGATAACAGCCAGGCGGATATAGCGGTTGTCGATGGCAATGAAGATATTGGTATTAAAGACTGTTTTAACTCTCAAGATGATGGGCTGATTGTAAACTTTGAACCAAATGCGTCGCTGGGTAATAAGCGCTGTACTGTTGATGGTTTGAGTATGCGGAAATTCTACTTGTTGGTAAATAGCCGTACATCCAACCCGTTGGATAAAATTACCGTCAAAAATTCACATGCAAAAGAACTGGTTTACGACGGTGCTGATTGCACTTTTGACAATGTTAGTTTTGATACTCTGCGTCCAGAGAATGTTCATCACAACTTCTCAGGTGAAATTGATGCAAGGGGTACGTTTGGGATTGGTGACAATTTACTAGTTGATCCTCATCTAATGGTGGTGGGGGCAAGTAGTGGAAACTGGGAGGTATCATTTAGTGATGCTATGCCAAACGAACGATATGCACTATTTGAGCATGAAAATTACATTGGGATTCAATTAAACCCATTGCGTAAGCATTGTGTAGTTCAGTTGCGTTCACAGCATCCAATCGCTGTTGATGAAAGTAAAATATATTATTTACATATGACTGGAACAGCAATGTCTTATGCTGATGATGCTCATATTGCAGACCATATTCGACTTAATTTTTATGATGAAAGCGATCAGATAGTTGACACTCAGACTATTAGACCGTTTCGTCATTCGGCTGGTCAGAAGATGCCAGTTCGATCTGAAGGAACTTTTTTTAGCGTCCCAGCTGGTGCGGTCAGTTGTCGTGTTGAAGTAGCCAATGCGTTTGCACAAACCAAAGTGTCTACAATCATCACAGCAATAACTTTTCATGAAATGCGTCGAGACTCGGTTAAATTTAACGACATACTTGATGTCTATCATCGACTCAGCAATGGCCCAAGGCGTTGCGACAAGTCGTCGATGACCAGCTCCGCTTACAACTACCAGTTGCCAATGCGATTGAATGATATTGTTTCAGTCGACAGCCAAAAACAAATGTATCGCTGTGTTGATCCTGACACGGTAAAAGACGGTCATTGGATTGGCACGTTTAAAGAGGTTTAAATATGCTGACCCTAAACGGCACTCAACTCCCATTAAAAAACTTACGCATTAGCGTTCGTCAGCAATTGGCCGGACAGGATATGTCCGGCCAAACCTCGGCTACTGACCAAGCGGAAACAGGCAGTAAAGGTAAAATTCTGACCGTGAAAGGCGTGATCCCTTTTACCAAAAAACAGCTATTAACCAATTTGTTCAGTATGGCGGAAGCACAAGAAAACGATGCTCGCCAAATCTACCGCATTAGCAATAAAACGGCAGAAGCTCTAAAAATTCGCCAGGTGAAATTCCAAGGCGCAGTTCGCGCCGATGAGCAAGAAGCTCACCGCCAGTGGAGCGTTTCATTTGAACTGGTCGAGCATCTTTCGGTGCCAGAGCGAGTCGAACAACGCCAACCGGATAAACCTGCGGCACAGCAAAAAGTACAAGGTGTGAATACGCCGATTGAAGCTAGTCAAACTGACGATATTCCGCCAGGTACCGAAGTGGAATTGACTGGTGTTATCAAGGTGCTCAAAGCTGTTGATAATGCCTTGGCTTAGTGGTGACGTATGACAACAAACAACAAGTTTCTTTGCCGCGCTTACCTTGGTAAAGACAAAGCCAAGGTGAAAAATCATCGCATAGTTTTTAGTGAAAACACACCAGGTCGCTGTGAACTCTCTATTGAAGGCAGTCCGGAGCCAAATACTATCATCGCCGTGGACTTAGGTTGGGGTGATGATATTACGCGAGTCTTTCTTGGTTACATTGAGCGAGTTCAGCCAGCCGAAAAAGGTTGGTCTAAAGTATTTTGCCGCGAATTAGCGGCAATACTTTACAAGCCACTAAACATCATCATGCGTCATCCAACCCTCATGCAGCTTTTGAGCGAAGTGACCAATAAAACGGGTCTTCAATTTGTGGTGCCAGAGAAAGCCTACAGCAAAACGGCCATTCCATGTTTTTATAGCGATGGCAATGGCTATCGAGTAATAGACGAACTGGCCCAAGCGTTCAGTATTGATGGATTGTTCTGGCAGCAACAAGGAAATGGGCAAATTTTTGTAGGCAGTTGGAAGGATTCATTCTGGGCCGATAAACCCATCAACATACCAAGTGAACTCATGACGAACCACACGGCCAACAAGTCGGTAAAGATACCAGCTATTCCAAAGTTGAAGCCAGGTGTTGTCGTGAATGGACTTCGATTAGTTGGCGTTGAGTTCGAAGGAACGGAGGCAAAGTTAACATGGATGTGAATACTATTAAGCGCATTATCTTCCGGTTGTTTCCAGAGTTCACAGGCCAGTGGCACTTACCAAGGTGGGGCAAGGTAGTCGCATTGCCAGAGCTGCCAGAAGAAGGTGATTTGTCTGATCGCTTTTATCCTCACTATGCCGTGGATGTTCAGCTACTCGATGAAAAGGGCATGGAATACGAAGATAAACCACCTTTGCAGGCGGTACCACTTCCGGTGCCTGGTCTTGGTGATCATGCTGGGCGTTTGGAGCCACCCGCAATTGGAAGCATCGTAGAGTTAGGTTTTATGTTCGGCCAACCGGACAAACCTTTTATTCGTTGCGTTCTTCCGCTTGGCTTCAAGTTGCCAGGCATTAAAGAAGGTGAAAGCCGACACCAACAACGCCAAGGTGTTTACCACCTAGTAGACCAAGATGGAAACTTTGAGAGCACTACAGATAAAAACGCTACGTTGAACTGTGTTGATAGAACTGTGAATGTTACCAACTACACCGCCATCATTGAGCAACTGCGTAAGGTGGTAGTAAAACAGAGTGAACAGATCACTATTCTTAAAGACCAAGTACAAAACATCCAGGGCCAAGCTAGCCTAACCGTAGGCAAAGACCTAACCATTAAAGCCAAGAACATCACCGAAGACGGCGACACAATAAAACTCAATGGTGGTAAGGGTGTTTGTACTGGTGCAAGTATTTGCCCATTCATGGGAAAACCACACGTAGACGTATCAACCACCGTATTTGCAGGGAAAGAGTAATGGCACTAACTAAAACATCTTTAAAAGGGAAACTAGAAACCGAGCTGAAAGCTCAAGGTTTTGTGTTAGATGGCGAATTCGCTATGGCAGGAAAGTTCGCAGAAGCTATTGCCAATGCGGTAGTAGACGAAATCACCGAGAATGCTCAAGTGAAAGTCGTTAAAGGAAGTTCCATAGGTGAATACAAGGTTAGTTGAAGCTTTATGAGAAAGGGCTCAGAACTACGATCTGTTCATATGATGCATAGGATTTTGTTTTTCAAAGGCTAAAGAGTATTATGTGCAATAGATTCAATTGGTTAGGTTGGTAGTGTACTTATGTTCGAAAAAATTAAAGCTCTATTTAAAAATGATATTAAATATGACCCTAAAAATATCACTATTGTGACTGGAGTGGAACAGTTTCTAACTGATACTGCTCGAACACATAAACGCAACCTGCTTTACACAACATTCATTCTCGCATCAATAATATGGTTGATTGGTAACAAAAAAGTAAATTCTGCATTTGGGTTTAATGTGGAAGGTGGTATTGATACCAAGGATATTATTTCTGTTATTGCTGTCGTAGTAATTTACGAGCTTTTCATGCTCTGGTTTTATTACAAAGACTGCAAATGTCAATGGTTTGGTATGTCGATAGGGCAAAAAGGGGAGTTGCCGAAATTTAAAGAGAATATCGAACAAATAAAAGTTAATCTGGAGTGTAAATTTACAGTCCCTGACATTGAAAGATATACAATTGCAGGTAGTGGAATTGCGGATATTATTGACTATGAAAAGAAATACTTAGACAACTTGGTTGATGAATGGAAAAAACAAAACGTTGTTTCTACATACCATGAAATGACTAACCACATTGATAATTTTATTCAAATTTATAAAGATATTTACGAACTTGCTTTCAAAGACGCTAATGAAAATAATTTTAACCGCTTACTAGGTGCGGAAATTAATTTAAGTCGGGCTGCAGTAACATTAAAAAGAAACGCAGATGATTTTCAGCGTATTACTCGTCCTTATGAGGGTCGAGATAAGTTGCTAAACAAATTCTCTTTTAATTTTGAGTCGACAAAGGTTCAACTAGCGAAAATTAAACAAACCCTTACTAAATTGGAGACGGCAACTGATAATTTATCAAGGCAACTATTTAGTCTTCAACGAGGTTACATGAGATATAAGAGAGTCGACTTTATTCTACCAACGGTATTTTCTATCGTTGTATTAGCTTCCGCAATATGCCAGATTTTTGACATTTCCGCATTGGACTATTTAGAAAAAATATTTCAATTTTTGACGTTGAAGTTTCTGCAGTTAATCAATAGCTTTAATGCTGTTTGATTAATACAGACAGACAAGTATAGCGCCCACCATGGGCGCTTTTCTTATATCTAAAGCTAATGGCATAGCTACAGCAGCCTAGCGCCACGGAAAGGAGCAATCACGTGACGGAATCCGCACTCCTCCTCCCCACCTGCGACGTTTTCGATCTGGTTTTTTCGCAATTTTGATTTAGTGAAAATCTACGGGGCTAGGAAACGCGTAGAACACGCGATAAAGCCTTTTGCTATAAGAGCTTCGGGTAATATGAAAAGTAGCTGAAAAGGGCTTATATTACGCCTAATAGAATTTCAACAATTGCGTTTTTTTTCGATAAATTGCAATAGTGACGATCTTATAGGATCTTGTCTTTGTTTTTAAGTGTCTGATTTTAAATGGTTATGGTGTTTTTTGTCAGATTTTTAACGATCTGATGTATAAGGTTAAAGATCTCTTTTCAGGAGATGAAGCCTGATAGGACAAGGCTTTGACGCCAATCTAATAGTAATTATGTTTTTTCGAAATTGTTCAAGAGACTAGCCTGAAAAAAGAACGGCAAAAGAGAGTCAAGCAATGACGGAAAACTTGATTTTTCCACGTACCTATAGGGTTATATGGGTGATCAACCTAACTCGTCTCTGCCCCAAAGTACGCTAGAGCATAAACGCATTCACATTCAGTTAATGTGCGCTTTCCCTACGAAAAGTTATCCAAATTCAGACCATGTAGAAATGATGATCCACAAACTAGTATCATCACGCAACATTATCAATAATCTATTGATTGTGAATGAAGGTGCTAATTAA